AATCTACTGAACCGGAACAGGAACCAGAACCCTCACCTTCTCCAGCTAGAAGTCGCGGTGACCAATCGTGGCGTGACGATAATCCTGGTGCGGTTACAGCTGATGTCAGTACTGGATGTGTGACACCAAAAACATTCGATGCATCTGTTACATACGACGGACCATCAAACGATAATTATTACAATTACTGTCATGAAATGGTTTTATCTCAATCGTCCAAGTGCAAAAAGGAATTGTGTGCAAATGATAATGTTTACGGTGCTTGCAGAAATGAATGTGATGCTTAATAAAAAAATCCAACCCCTTTTTGGTAAGTTGAAAATAACTTCTTACCAATAAGTAAGTATGGCTTACAACACACCAGGGCGCATAGAGAGTAATCTCAAGAAGTTACTCAAGGGCGAGAAGGCTTGTTACCCAGAGGAATTCTTGAAGGTTCCCAGTTACAACTCACCCACCCTTCGTACTGGTAAGGGTAAACCTATCAGTGAAGGTCAGTTTGGAAAGATGTACCGAGGAAGTATCAATGATGACGGTAAGCGGTATGTTGCGTACAAAGAGATAGATACATCTGATAGTACTAATGGTGCCTTCGAGTTTGAGTTCAAGGTTGCCCAGAAATTGAAGGAGTTCGCGGTTCCTGAGGTGTACCTCTTTAAAAAGTGTCCCATCCAAGATAAAACGCCTCAAAAAATACGCAAAGGTGGAAAACCCGGTTCCAAGATGGGTCATTGGCTTGTGGTGCCAAAACGTAAAAAACCCAAGGATATTCTTTACATGGAACTCCTTGACGGTCAACCATTTCATTCTTGGTTTGAGACTAATCCATCCCTAGATGCGATGAAGTCTGTAATCTTGCAGGTTTTTGATAATCTTTACCGAATTAACCAAAAATTTCCAGACTTCCGTCACCGTGATTTACATGGAGGAAACGTGATGGTTAATCCAAATGCTCTCACCACCCCATACACTTGGAAAGTTGACCTCGGTCGTAAAGTAATTCGGAACGACCCCGGTGGATCTTTCAGGAGTCGTGTCGGTTCACCGGATATCAAAAAGTATAAGCGTACAAACGCTGGCGTGGAAGTGACTATCATTGATTTTGGGTTGTCTTATTGGTCTAAGAGTATGCCAAACCCAGAAACGGCCAATGGTGGATATAAGGGTGCGGGTATACTCCGCCACGATGGAGGTCCAGGTACGATTCGTTATGATACACACAGGTTCTTGTACATCCTTTACGCTAAGGTGCGACAACCACAAAATTCTAAGGAGCGAGCTATTAAAAATTTCATTGAAGAACTCGTACCAAACAAAAGGTATTTCGACTTTAACGGACCCTTCACGAGTCAGGGATATCTGGTTAACGACGCCTGGGCTATGCAAAACCTCCCTTCCTTCAAAACGATCTTGTCTCATCCATTCTTAACCGGTGAGAAAATGCCAAATAGACCAAAGACTCTCGCGAATGCTCTCGGAATGATTCCTAAGGCTAAGACTCCCGTCAAGGCTAAGACTCCCGTCAAGGCTAAGACCAAGACCCCCAGTCCCAAGCTCTCAACTGCAGAAAGGAAGAAGAAGATGAACAACGCGATTAAGAAAGCTGCGGCTGTACTCGCCGCTAACAAGAATAAAACCAAACCAGCTCAAAGAAAGCCCGGTGTTGTGCGCCCAGTCACCGAGATTAAGACGGCCACTCCTAACGCACCCTACGGAGAGATGTCCCCCTCCAATATAATGAATCTCGCTAGGGAGATCGAGAGTGGAAGGAAAAAGGCTGCGAACAAACTGAACGCCAAACTCAAGGAAATCGAGGCCACCCGAGGTAAGACACCCACACCTGTTCGTCTCAAGCAACGGTACACTTTCACTGATATAAAGGGTAAGAAGCGTGAATTTGTCAGAAAGTTTGCGTATGACAGGGCTTTGGCTAAGAACAAAGCTGAGAGGGAAAAGGTCAAAGCTGAGAAAGAAAAGGTCAAGGCTGAGAAGAAAGAGTATTGGAGGTCTTTCGTTGACGTACATGGTAAGAAGCAGGAATTTGAGAGTAAGTCCGCGTATCATGCGGCTAAGCAAAAGAACTTGCAAGAGTACGCCGCCAAGATGCAGGGAATAATCAATCGTCAGATAGAACGTGGACGTCAGGCACGGCTTAACCCACAGAAGTACTCGTTTGTTGACGTAAACGGTAAGAAGCGTGAGTATGTGAGAAAGTTTGCGTATGACAGGGCTTTGGCTAAGAACAAAGCTGAGAGGGAAAGGAGGGCACAGCCAACGTGGTCGCAAAAGGCTCGATGGAAGAGGGCAGATCGCGGTCAACCTTTTAACATGAAGACACCTCAAAACGTAAGGAACGCCATAAAGGCTGGTAAGAACATGAAGTTTGTTGGAGGCCGTTTCAAGACGGTCACACCAAAGGCTAAGACTCCTACACCAAAGGCTAAGACTCCTACACCAAAGGCTAAGACTTTTGTAAATAAGTTTGTAAATGCATTAGATAAAGATGAACTCAACGCACTCAAAAAGAAGATTTGTTAATTTTAAAAACCCGCTTAGTACCATCATCAGTTACAGAGAGTATCTTGAACTTTGGAGTTTTGATGAGCTTCATCCCACTCTTTGTAACGAATGACTTCATTCGTTCAACTTCACCACGGGGCATTTTCCTGGTGTATTTGAGCGTGACATTTTTGTTTCCGATGTTGAATACAGTCGATGACATTTTATATTATATGAGTATTATATACAATGATCGCGTTTATCGCTCTACTCATGATCAACACATACATTCTTGTTAACACAGGGAAGGCTCCTGTTGTTCAGGATGGAGAAAAGGGTTGGACTGTTTACGGAACCATGGGTTGTGGATGGACTCGTAAACAGCTTGATCATATGAAAAAGGCTGGTAAGCCTTTCACATTCATCGATTGTGATAAGGGAAATTGTGATGGTGTAGACGCGTTCCCAACATTGGTTTCACCTTCTGGTGAAAAGCACGTTGGTTACAAAGAGGTTTAACAACCACGGATAACCATGAGACCAATAGAAAGAAGGAAAGCGTCAAGCATAGTCTTGATTGGCTTTAAAACAGTAATGTGCTTAACAAGAGATTCGTTCCAAAGATAGCGGAGCAGGAAGGTGCTGAGAAGGATGATGATGGTGTATAAAACAACCAAGGTCGCACGGTCTTCGGTCTTCTTGGTGATGACAATATCACGGATCATTTATAATATGTCAACATAATATAAATGACTCGACGGTCTCCTCCCCTGAGTGGATCCGAACCGACATTTACCCATAAGTACTGGGGTACGTCTGTAGGCATTGGTAACAACAACTGTTATGCGTATGCTATGGGTGATTATGAAAGGTATCGTTTACAAAAGAGTGTACCTGGTGACAGGAGTGGGCGTTCTAAATGGTTTCACACATATACCAATTGCAAAAATTTACCCCAGCGTGTTGTGTCTGATAATCCTAAAAAAGTGTATATAGTGAAAGGAAACACAAGATGCAAGAAAGGGTATTACAAAGTCATGATGTTCGTTACTGGTAAAAAGAAGCCCACACTGTTAAATAGTGGTGACTTTCATTTTTACAAACAACATGGCCTGGTAGAATACAAACCGAAGGAGGGTGACACTAAGACGAGTATTGCTAAGTTCTTTAAGGTCTCACCGCGGAAAATTCCAAAGGTGGTTGTCGGGAAGATGATGAAAATACGTGTAAACGTCTTCAGCCATAAACGTGGTTGGGCAACAGGTCCATTGCTGAAAGATGCAAAGGGAAAAGTGATTAAAGATCCTCGAACGGCAAATCGTAATTATGGTGGTTTGAATTACAATACATATTGTAGCTCATTCTGTGTCAAGAATAGAGGGATCAATGTTGGCAAGGTCCGTTCCAATCTCAGAAAGAAGAGCGTCTAAATCTACGACATCTTCTACGTCTAGTGATATGTTGAATATATCCATCACGTTGAATATCATATCCTCATCCATGGGTATGACATTTGAAGTCTGGTTATAATTGTTTTCTATGGTAAGAGTTACTCTAAAAGGTGAAACATCAAATACTTTTCGGCATTCAGGGCATGTATTCTTACCTTGTTCTTTCCACTGCTCGATACATTCTGAATGAAAAACGTGTCCACATCTTATAGGAGGATTCGACCGAGTCGCCCTAACTTCATTTAGACATATGGAACACACAGACATTTCCCTGGTTTAAACGTGTAAAGTTTTTTTTAGTATATACCCGCAACCTTGAGAAGGGGCTTGTCGCATCGCTGGCAGTTGCCATCCTCGGCAACCTTCTGCTCGTTCGTCACCTTCTCGATAAGCTTGGGACCTTCGCTCTGGAGAAGTTGACGGTACTTGTAGTTGTCAACATAGTCAACCTTGTTTTCGTTCATGATGTAGTTGTTTAAGAGACGGGACGAAGTGTTGAGAGTGAAACACCTCCCATCGGCCATACCAAGTCGCTGAGACATTTAGTATTAAACTAGAAATTAATTTTGTTGTTGACAATTGTCTTGGTCCATGACTTGAAGTTTTTCTTTTTCAGTTCTTGAATGAAGTCTTGACACTTGTATCCCATGAAAGTATCAAAAGTGTCTTTGTTTTCACTTGGGGATACTCTGATACCCGGACATTCGTTTATGTGATGGTTGATTATATTGTAAGCAAAAGCAATTTCTTTCAGTGTCTCTGCTCCTGTAATAATAACTTTTCCCGTACTGAAGATACTCGTGGTAATCCTCTTCATGTCTTCTGCTGGTTTGAATTTGATTTTCACTGCAGAGTAACGATCTGGTTCGAAGGAAACTTCGAAAATATCATTGTATTCTTCAAAGTGTCTAGCTGTGAGCTGAAGATTCACATTGAAATTCAGACTGAAATTACTGTTGATCATGACAACCCGGAAGTTATCAACTGGTAGTTCTTGTGAAACTTCCAAAACATCCTTGAAAAAACAGTTCAACTGGTTGATGACCCGTTTACAATCAAACAAATCGGCACATCCAGCAACTTGAATACTTCCATTTGGAAAAATCTTGATGGACTTTGTGCTGTAAGCATCTGCGTACGTCAAAGTCACTTGATTGTAAAAAGTTGTAGAAGGCTTTAGCTTCCACTCGAAATGGACATCAGAATCCGTCCTTTTCATTGAAATCGAGCCTCTTTTTTCGAATAAAGATTTGATCTTTTCGATGTCAATCTTTACTTCTTCGCTAAAGCCAGAAATCATTGTAATGGTCGTGATCTTTACCCAAGAAGGCATGGTGTCTGATGAGAACGTTTTCCTAAACTCATCGAGTGTCAACAAGTAGGAAAACGTTGTGTTAGCAACTGGATGATACATTGTTGAATGTATATTACATAACATTGCATTACTTAGGTTAAAGAAAACGCGTGATTTTATTCTATGACCTCCGTCCTCAAATCCGCCCACGTTGTTCATGATGTAGAAGATGAGTCTTCATATATTGAAGTTATATACTCCAAGCTTATCCCCGATGAAGGATACAAAACGTTTTGTGACTACTTAAAAGCTGATCCTATAGGAGACTGGACGAAGATCGTCGCCCGAGACAACGGTGTTCGATACGAAAAGTTCATAGATACCATGATTGAGAAGAACTTGGAAACCAGGCAAAAGATGGCCGCTATCATGTTAGACAATGTTCTTAACAATGCGTTTACCAATGTTCGCACTCAAATCAGACTTATGAACACTGTGAAGATTCTCGACCCCACATTTGAACCACCATTCATAAACAAGAGATGCACTTGGCAAAGGGAATTTGTAACCACCTTTTGCAAAGAGATCCTACCTGATGTTGTAGAGCGTTGTATTAATGTCGCACGTCTTGAGAGATTCTTCAACGTCTTAAAATTAATAGAATTAGAACAGCAATGAGTATACCTACTATCAGCATTCGTGGCGTGTTCAGTTTCTTTTCCCGTATCTTCTCAACTATAATTTTACCATACTCTGTCAATCCCGTGTCTATATTTCTTTCTGGAAGTAAAGGTCTAGACATTGGACAAGGTGTATCTTTCATGTGAATACCTAGAGGCATGCCATGCGAAAAGCCTGGCTCTTCCTCTATTTCAAACTGAGCATCACTCTCTTCAGGTCTGGTGTAAACCGAAAACTTCTCCACACGACGTACTGTTCCTGGGCCTGAATTGACATATGGGTTTACACGATTTATGGCAGTTTCGTCATTGAGCATTCGAACACTCATCTTGATACTAACCGACATTATATTTTTTCATCTTGACTTTTTCTTTGTGTTCTGACCACATCTTATCTAGATCTACGTTTAACATATGTGCGAGCTGAAAGAGATAACTAAACACATCTCCCATTTCCATCATTACATCTGTACCTCGTTCTTTCTTTAGGTTCGTCTTTTTGTATTTCTTCTTATACTGTCTGATAGCTGAAGCAAGTTCTCCAAATTCCTCAGTCAAAAGAAGCCATACGGTATCAACGTTTACTTTATCCCACCCCTTGGATTTACATACCTTTTCCGTTTCAGATTTGTAGTAATTTAAACTCATACTTACATTGATCTAGATCCGCAACTTTAATAGACTTTAAGGATATCGACATAAACAATTCATGACGGGTAAACGTTATGTAGATCTATTTTGCGGACTTGGTGCTTTTCACACGGCGTTTGACTCACTCGACCAGGGGTATGAATGTGTATTTGCATGCGACATAGATGAAAAGGTGAGGAAAATTTACACGGAAAACTACGGTATCAATCCACACGGTGATATTAATGCACTCGACGTGTCAGAGATGCCCGATTTTGACATACTATGTGCAGGGTTTCCGTGTCAGCCTTTTAGTATTGCTGGAAAGAAGATGGGATTCAATGACCAAGAGAAGGGTAATCTTTTTTATACCATTCTCAAGATCATAGATGCAAAATCTCCTCAAAAAGTTCTTCTAGAGAATGTGAAAAATCTAAAGACTATCCACAATGGAGAAACATTTCAAGTGATCATATCTTCCTTAGAAGAACGTGGATACAAAGTGAGTTACAAAGTTATAGACTCCAAACATTATGGGTCACCGCAATCTAGACAACGTATTTACATTATGTGTGACAAAGACAAGAAGTATAAGTTTAGATCCGTCAATAAACCAGTAACACCTGTGTCATCTATCATAGATCATACAGTCTCAGATTTCTTCAAATACGAAGATAAGTACACACTTCAACCCTCTAAGGGTCGCATGAAATACATCCTGATCAACAAAAAGACGGGAAAAGGTGGACGACAAGGTGAACGGGTGTATTCTATAGATGATTATGGACCGACGATATGTGCATCGTCGGGTGGTCCAGGATCTAAAACGGGGTTATACGAAATTGATGGTAAGATTAGAAAGCTTACCATCAAAGAGGCACTACAGATGTCTGGTTTTAGTCCAGATTACAAATACAATAAAAGTGACAATATGCTGTTTTACATAGGCAACAGTATAGTTGTTAACGTTCTAAAGGAATTACTACAGGATCTTTGACTTCCAGTAATGACGGAACAATCTTGAACTGAATATCATTGGCACTTTGACGCCCACCGTCACCCCCTTTACGTTGAAAAGTAAAAGATGGTCCAAGTTCTATGACGGTTTTTGAATTCCTGATTTTAAAATCGTACTGCATTAGAGATTCGATAACATCACTCATCTCGTAGAATGTTATTTTTTCGCGTTTGTTGTTTTTCTTACCCCATTCAGTAACACACAATATATCTGGCTTTTCTCCATGACCCAGTAATGCGTGCTCAATTATTTGTCGTTTGTTTTTATTGAGTGTGTCTAATAGTTCGGGTTTAAATTCCTTCTTTTCTTCACATCGTTCTTTCAAGAGGTCTTTAATAGGTTCAAGTTCTGGTAAATCATTAATTAAGTTATCAACTGTACCCCTGGAGACCTGTTGAAACTGCCCCTTTTTTGATTTCTTCACCTGAAAGTTCCAATTGTCATTTTTAATGTCCACTTTACTTTTCTTATCCTGGTTCACGTAGAAACCATCTTGTAAAAAACGAGCAACCCACCCTTCTTCATTGTATCCTCCCTTGGCGGTATTTAGATTTATACATGACTTTCTAAGATGTAATAAATCATATACACCACTAATCCCAGAAATAATCTCCATCGTTCCTTACTTTACATACCCATTTTAGTCGACTTAGGTAATTTTTTACCCATGGTTGAAGTATTCACAGGGAGATCTATGGGACGAGCCGTTGTGTCGATATCCTGTATGTAGCCTATGTATTGTGCGACACCGGTTTGAATCTGTGCAAGAGCTGTTTTAATGACAATCTCATTCATCTTTTTCACCTGAGACTGAACAGCTTTGTTAGGATCACCAGAATTGTTGATGAATACTACACGCATCATCGCATACAAGTCGTCTGGATTCTGATGATCGATACTAATACCAGTCTTGTTTTTGAAAGACTGACGAATAGCCTTCTGAAGAAGGTTGAGGTTGAAATCCGAAAAAAATAGAGTATTCAGGGGAGTCGGGCACTGCTGAATAGATTTGACTTCCATTTATATATGCTCCGAAAAAAAACTATTCGTAAATATTAAACGATGAAGTTTGCTGACTTTGACGAAGCCTACAAGCCAACGATCAACAACCTTAACCCCGAACCTGTCTGCAAGAGTGGGGAATGTTTCGTTGCTTCTTACCCCCCAGTCACCCCAGCAGGAGAGGTTGGTCCTTTTTACACCAACACGTACCTTTTAC